AATACATCCCATGAACGAGGATCTCCCCCAAACCCTCTTGGACGCCGTCCGCTACTTCTCCGACCTGAAAATCTGCTGCGCTTACATGCGTCGGATCAAGTGGCCGGACGGCAAGGTCCGCTGCCCCAAGTGCGGCGGCGAATCGATCTCTGACGTGAAGGACCGGCCGTTGCTCCAATGCAATACGCGGGCCTGCAAAAAGCAGTTCAGCTACAAGGTCGGGACGATCTTCGAGGACAGCCCACTCGGGCTGGACAAGTGGTTTGTGGCCGTGTGGTGCATCGCCAACGCCAAGAACGGAATTAGCTCTCACGAGCTGTCCCGCGCCTTGGGCGTGACCCAGAAAACCGCGTGGTTCATGCTCCATCGCATCCGTGAGGCGATGCAAACCGGCTCGTTCCGCAAGCTGCAAGGCCAGGTCGAGGTTGACGAGACGTTCATCGGCGGCGCGGCCGCGAACATGCACAAGCATCTGCGGGAGAAACGCATCACCGGACGCGGGACCGTCAATAAGGCGATTGTGCAAGGCGTGCTGGAACGCGGCGGGGAAGTGCGGACAGCGGTTGTCCGAGATACCGAAGGCGAAACGCTCCGACCCACCGTCTATCGCAATGTCGAGTGGGGCTCGACCGTCTTCACCGATGCCCACCAATCCTATCTGGGGCTGTCCCGGTCGTTCGCCCACTACATGATCGACCACGCGACCGAGTTTGTGCGTGGGGCAATCCACACGAACGGAATCGAAAACTTCTGGTCGCTGCTCAAGCGGTCGCTGAACGGAACTTGGACGCACGTCGCGGCCTTCCACTTGGAACGCTACTGCCGCGAGCAGGCGTGGCGTTTCAACAACCGCAAGGCGAACGACGGCATCCGGTTTGAACGTGTGTTGGCGGGCGTCCTGGGGCGTCGGATCACTTACCGGCAGTTGTGTGCGATCGACGATGCTGGGTTCATGGGAAAGGTTTAGGTCATGAGCGCTGAGCAACAACTCTATGAACTGCACTCCACGCTCTTTCGGTGCTTGGTGGATGTGGTCCCGGAAGATGAACACCGAAAAGTGACTCGCGAGGCGTTGGCTCTCGCTTCCTACGCGGTGAAGCTGTTGCGCGCCCATCGCGATTGCGAACAGTATGAAGAATCCAACCGCATCATGGATGCGATAGACCGTTTTCTCGAAACTGGAAACACGGAGTGGCAGGATGGCGAAGAAGAAGCCGAAGGGATGGCGGAAGTTCGACGCGCTGACGCGCAAGCTGATCCAGGTTCCCAAAGAGGAAACCGACGCCCAGATTGAGGCTGACAAGAAGAGGCGACGCAAGAAATGAGAGCGGGCCGGGACGAATCCCGAGCCCGCAATGCGCCAGCCGATGCCGCTTTCGCGGCCATCCGTACGCTTGAATCCGAAGTCTAACATATTTTCGACTTATGCAAAATGTTCTGAGGCAAGTATGTCACTGCCAAAGCAATCCGGGAATCGCCGCCAACATCCCCAAAAACGACCGCCGCGGAAGGTTTTCGCTCATCGCCGTCTCCCCTGGAAATGGATCCCGTGCCGGCTACTGGCCTGACGGGTTAACTGAACCCCGAACCGTTCCCCTTGCTCCGGCCGATGCACAGACGCAATGTCGCCGATTGTATACTTTGCCTCAGAAAATGCACCGTATCTCAGCGCATCCACGCAGTGATCGTCGACTTTCAGCGGCTCCGGTCGGGCGTCCTTGGGCGCCAACGCGTTCGGGTTTTTCTTCTGCCACCGATAGGTTCGCATCTCCCGGCGCAGGTTCCGGCAGTTCGTCCGGTCGATGAAAAGCTGGGGATGACCACCTGGCAATTGCTTCGTGTCGAACGGCGCCGGCAGACCGGGAAGGGGCTTCAAGAGATACTGCACGTGCTCAATCCCGGGCAAGACCGAGTTGTTCGCCCCGCTGATATTCATGTCTTTGTAGCGGCATTTCCCGCTGGGACCGCGGGGCGCGTACTCTGACAGCCTCGAGGCGATCCGCAAATAGCCGACGGCGCTAGGATCGGCCCACGTCGTGCCGTAGGCCGGGTTGCCGTCTGGCCACGGAAATTGATCCTGAATTTGGCAAAGATGGTCAATTACCGATCTGCTTAGATCGTTGCTGTAGTATTCGTCGTAGACAAAGATTTGCCCGATCGAATTGATGAAAAACCAGAGACAAACGAATGCGTTGTCGGGTCCCGAGCCCCAGTCGATCGCCCGCCGGTGCTGAACCATCGTCGGGATTTTTCGGGCGATATCGATGCAGTGGATTTTCGGGTTGAACGTCGAATAAATCGCCCCCTCGTAAGTGGGCATTTCCCCGGTCATTCGCGTAGGCCGCATCGATTCGGGGACCATCGCGAAAAACGTGTTGAACCATTCCTGGCTGACATGCCCGGCCTCGAGGGCGCATTGCGTGTTCATCCGGTAGACCTCCCAATCTTCCGGCAACGCGTCGCGCTCAATCATGTCCTCGAGCTCTTCGGTCAAGCCCGGCTCGATCGGCGTGAATTCGCAGATCTTGTTTCCGCGAAAAGAGTATTCCCGGCAACCGCGCAAAACCTCGGTCAAGAGCGGCCAGGGGAATTGTTCGATGAAGCAAAAGCCCCCGATAGAGCTGGCTTGCATCATCTGCCGGCCCTCTTTGTAGCTCTTAAACTCGAGCACCCAATTTCGGCCGGGTTGATCGACCCAGGGTTTTAGTGGAACGGCCAGGGGCCACCCTCGGATTTCCTTGTACCACTGCACCCGGTCCCAATCGACTTCCGCAACCGGTATATGACCGTGCCCGAAAAGCTTTTCCTTCCAAGCCACGTCGCACACGATTTTGAAAGTGTTGGAGATAATCCAAAAAGGCGTGTCTTTGCGGGGGGGCGCCTGTTCGCTGAGCACAAATTTGGCCACTTTGGCCAGAGCGATTTCGCTTGTGCCAGATCCGTTGCCACCCAGGATGAAGACGATTCCCGAGGGCGTGGAATAGTAGGCTGAAGTTTGTTCGTCGAAGCGGGCTGGATCGTCGGGCCGCGGGCGAAAAGTAAAATAGGCCTCTTCCGGCGCATGCCCGAAATCACTCTTCAGAATTGTTTCGTCTGGCATCCTTTTGAGCCTCGCCCAATTCGATCATCCGGAGTTCGATCGCTCGCGTACGGGCCATGCCGCCGATGCGAAGCGTCGTTTCCCCTTCGACCTTTTCGGGGGCGTTCATGCCCCACATGATGCGCACTTGCTCGAGGGCCGCCATGGCCGCCTGCAGGTGCCTAGGGTCGCCGGTCCGGCCCTCAATCGTGTCGACCGCGATGATCTTGCCCTCCCGGTCGGGCTGTTTTCTGCGGCTGACCTTGGGCCTTTTCGACCGGTGCCACTCGGCCATCGCTTCCCGGTAGATAATCATCAACCGCTGGGAATGGTTGCTTTTAATCTCGCGGAATTTGTCGGTGTACTGGGGAACAAGCCAGCGATCGATCTTGGTGATAACCGTGGAAACCCAGCTTTCGGCGCAGCCGCGTTCCTTGGCAACTTGCCGTTGGGTTTTATCGCCCCGCGTGGCGGCCTCGTAGATCGCCAGTTGGTCCGGGGAGGGCCGCCAGGGAGTTTTGGGGGTCCGGCCGCCCTTGTGCTTCCGCGAAGGCATGGGAAGCTATTCGTCAGCCGGCCGTCTGGCGGGATTTTCTGATGATTCCCACGACGGCTTGGGGAGTGATCCCCCCGCCGATCCGCTCAGCAATCTCCGGCGCCCCCAAACCGGCCTCGAACATATCGAGGACTTTTTGCGTGGTGCCCTTGGGAAGCCTGATTTTTTGCGCTTCCGGAGTCTGAGCCGGGTTGTTGGCGTAAGCCTCGATTGCCCCCGCGTCGGTGGGGGCGATTTGCGGTTCCCCCGGGGCTCGGTCGGCTCCGGCAATGTTCGGGCGATACTGCGGTTCGATCTCGAGAATCTTCGCGACTGCCAAAACCTTTTCTTCGGTCGTTTTGCAAACCTTGGCAATCACGTCGACGTATTGGCCCTCTCGCAACAGGGCATCGATCGATTGAGCCGGCGCCGGCGCGTTATTCCGGATCTTGGTATCGAGCGCCCCGAGGCGGTTTTGCCCCAAAACATGGTGCTTTCGCAGCCGCGCCTCTTCGTAGGGGGGGAGCCAATCGGGCTTGACGACGCTCCCGGGTTCCTTCGCCTCTTGCTGGATTTTGTCGAAAAGGATGTTGCCGCTTTCGTCCAAAAACGGCCCTTTCCCCGCATAACCGTACATATTGTGGGCGATCTGCCGAGGAGAAACGCCCTGGCGCAAGAGTTCGTGAACCGGCTCGAGCTGTTTAGGCCGCAATTCCGAGGTGATTTGCCGGGCGGCGATCACGGTCCGTAGCGTCGACCAGAGAGCGTTTTTCGGATTGCCGTTTCGCTCTCGAGCGCCGTTGACGTAAAGCCGCCACTGGGCCTCGAATTCTTCGATCGCCCTTACGAGTTCGCGGCAATTGGCCGGGACGTCTGCGGTCCCAACCATCGTGAACAGGTTTTCGGCCGCATCCTCGAATTCCCTGGGGGGAATTTCCCCCATGGTCGGGTCGGGCTTGGCAATCCAAAGATCGTGAATGGCAAGCAACGCGTCGGTCGCCTGCAGAATTTCGTTTTGTTCCATTGGTCCGCTGTCCCCAAATGGCGTTTTTGAAAGAATCCGGGAATTCTAATAATTTCCGGATTTATGGCTGAACGGCGTCGGCTCCGTCAACGTAACCGTCGACGGCGTCAGCTCCGTCGACGTATCCCTGCACGGCTTGAATGTCACCCTCAACATAGCCGCTCGCATCCGAAATATCGATAGTTTGGACCGCATCGGTGATTTGGAACGCGTCGGCGAGCTGCCGAAGATAGATCCCCGCGGTCGTGGGGTTGTCAGAAACCCCAATCGAATCGGCGAGTTTCCTCAGAGCAATTACGGCCTCGAGAACTTCGTCATTCACCCCCAGAACGTCCCGCAGCGTCCGCCGCCATGTCGCGGCCGTGGCCCGCGTGTCCGTGATCCCAACGACGTCGGCAAGCGTCCTCAGAGCGATCAGCCCGCGTTGTACGGCGTCGGTAATTCCGATTTGGTCTGAGACCAGCCGCAAGAGCCTGGCTTGCGTTAAAGCGGCGTCTGAGACTTCCACGTGATCGGAAAACGCCCGCCGGGCGATCGTTTGCACCGGGCTTGCCGTGGTCACAGCCACCGTTTCGCTGATCAGGATCGACGTCGCCCGCAAAAACGTGGGAAAATCGAGCACCCCGATAATTTCGGCCACTTCCCGGTAGAAAATCCCCCCTCGGGCCGCCTGATCCGACAGCGCCACAAGGTCAGAAACCAGCCGTAGCGCGATTGTCGAGCGGGCGACAGAGTCCTTTGATTCGATCGTGTCCCGCAGCACCCGCCGCCAGAGCGCCGCCGTGGCCACCGAATCGGTGAGGCCGACGGTATCGGCAACCAGGCGGTTTTTGCTGACGATAATGGGGTTGACGATCAAATCGGTGACCGCGATCAGATCTTGAATCGCAGCCGTCCAAATCGTCGGCACGAAAAACGTCCAGTGCCCGGCGATCACTTCCACGAGATCCGACAGCGCCAAATTCCAGCCAGGCAGATCAAGGGGCGCCGGGACGTAATCGGTCACCCCGACTGTGTCCGCAACTTGCCGGAGCGCGGCCCGCAAAACCTTAAACCCGTCTGTTACTCCGACGGTGTCCTGCAGGTTCGACAGCATTTTCACGAAGCCCAGCCCCACAGGCCCGCTTTTGACTTCGATCGTGTCCGCAATCACCGCCAAATTCTTAATGAGCCCTCGGCCGACCAAATCTGTAATACCGACGGGATCCGCAAACGTCCGGTAATAAAACGTCCTGGTTGGCGCTTGGTCGAAAACTTGGATCGTGTCCTGCAGTGATCGCAGATATTCCGTCTGCACGCTGATCCCGCTCTTGGCTTCGACGGTGTCGGCCAACATCCGATAAAGAATCGCCTGGACGCTCACCCCGGAAAGCGCCTCGACGTTGTCGGAAAGCCCCCTTCGCCAAACCATTTGCTGCGGCAACAACGAGTCGAAGACTTCAAATGTGTCGGCCACAATTCGCAAATGGGACAGGATTGCTGCCAGCGAATCCTTCGCCTCGACGGTATCGGCAGTTAATCGGCGCCAGGTGACCGCCGGCGGTAACAGGGAATCCTTGGCCTCGACGGTGCTCGAAACCGTCCGCAAGTGCGAGAGAAGGGTTGAAAATCCGTCCTTCGCCTCGATTGTGTCCGAAACGGAAATTGTCAGCGTAGGGATGTACGTTCCCCACAACACCGCAGAGGTGGGGGCGTTCCCGTCCCACATTTGCACTTCAAAACCGCTGACTCCGGTCCCGCCAGTCACAACAAGAGCAATAGGATCCGTGCTAGCCGCACCGGCCTGGTCGACAATTGCCTGGATCGCGGGCGCGACGTTTGGCGACGTGTTCCATCCCGCGCTGGCCGCGGTCAGGAGCCATGCTGTTGGACTTCCGGTAAATGTGCGACTCGAAATGTTGTTTGTCGAAGCCACGAACGTCGCTGGCGCCGTGGAAAGCTGGGCATTGATAGAAACGGTCCCGGCAATTCCGGAAACCGACGGCAAATTCAGGTCGAGATAGGCCGTTTGGATGTCCTGATCGTAGGCGATTCCAGGGCTTAAAAACCGGAATCCTAAATAGTCGGTGAACAGTCCCAAGCCGACGTTAATGGTGTCAGTAGGATCCGTGAGCGTAACGGACCCGCTGCTTGCCTGATAAGCGTCGTCGGTAGACGCTGAAACCTGGACCGTGAAATTTGCTCCGGAAACCCAGACCACATATGCGGAGTAGGCCGAAAAACTTCCGCTGTTGCCCGCGTTGACTTGAAAATAGTAAAGCGTGCTTGCTGTTAATCCGGTGACTGTGTAGCTGGTTGCCGCCGACCCAATATCTGTCGTGTTCCAAGTTGCGTTGTCGGTCGACCATTGGACTTTATTATCAGTAACCGTCCCGCTCCCCTGAGTCCAAGCAAGCGCCACCGAGGTTGAGGACGCGTAAGCCGCTGTGAGTCCCGTGGGAGCGCCCGGGGTCGTGCTCGTATAGGTAATGCTGATTTCTTCGGCGTTTGCGGGAGTTCCGTCATAAGCCGTCCAGATCGCGGCCGACGTAGCGGCGGTAATACCGTTCAGCATGAACAGCATCGCGTTGCCGGAGGCCCAACTGCCTAATGCAATCAGCGCCGACACGATCGAGGACACACTGGGCGACGTATTGAATTGCCCGACAGTGATCGCTGCAGACCAAGTCGCCGTCTGACTCGTCTGGGCGAGTCCGCTGATGTAGCTTGTCGTAGTCGCGAGCGTGACCGGGTTGGCAACATTATTTCCATAGATCGTGTAGTTCGTTGCCGTCTTTGTGCCGCTAAAAAATTGGGACACAGTTGCCGCGCTGACCGTGGCTCCCGAAGGCACGGTCACGTTTTGGAAGCGATATGCGGCCCACGGCTGGCTCGCGTCGCAAACGAGGTTGCCCCCGGTCAGCGTAATCGTCCCGGTGTTCGACTGTTCGCCGTCATCGGTCGACTGGCTGACTTGCCCGGAGAACGTGGTCATGGGGTCACCGGGCGAAGGGGAGCCATCGACGGGTGAGCCAGATTGCCGTGGGTGTCCGGGGCATCGCTCCAATGATCGTCCGGCAACAGTGATCCGCCGCTCATGTGCGAGGCGTATTGCTCAAGGATCCGCGTAATCCGGGAACCGGGGTCCGGGTGCGGGGCGTTCCACTGAGTCTCGAAGTCTTCAACATGGACAACTTTGCCAGCGAGCACGAATGCGATTAGGTGCAACGTGTGGGCTGGATAGCCGGCCCGCGTGCCGACCTTCAGCACTTGCACGACGTGGCCCGTAGAAAGCTGAGTCATTTTCTCGGCTCAAATAAAAAAGCGGCCGAGGCTGGACAAAACAGCCCCGGCCGCCCGCCAGGTTAGGGGAGCCGTCCACGCACGGCTACCCGCTAAACTTTCTTGAGGCGAATCAGGCCTTGACGGTTTCCGTGGTCGCCGGCGGCGTCTGCAGGTTCGAATACGCGAACGTAATCGCGCCCGTCGGCGCGGCCGGTGCCGTGACAGTGGCCGGAACCGTGGCCGTCCCGCTCAACGGCGTTGACTGGACGATCAGGTTATCCGCGGTCACCGAAACGCTGAGCTGCGAACCAAGCGCGATCCCGGTGAACTTTGCCGACGTGGTCGTGTTGTCGGGAATGTTTTGGACCGGCAACGTGACCGGGGCCGGCGGCGTCCCTCCGGCCGGGGTTGGTCCCTGCACAACCATTGTCACGTGCTGCGCTTGAACGGTCGGATCCGGGGTCGGCACCCAGCCGGAAACTGTGACGTCGACTGTATCCATGGCGTTTAACTCCATTTTGAAGGTGATTCGCCCGGTCGGGGCCGCCGGCGGGTTGAACGCCAACCGCAGCACAGACGCTAGGGCATTCCGAAGCTGCCGAAAAAACTCTCTATCTCGTCGTTCTTGCGCCAACTCCGCGGCCGTTTTCTTTGGCTGCGAAGCGGGCTGGTTTCCCTTTGCCACTGTATCGCCCCCGAACCAAAGGTGGAACAAAAACTACCTCTTGCCGGCCGCCTTCAGCCGCTTCAGCGCGCGTTCGCGCGCGGTCAGAGCGCGGCCGTTCCCAAGATCGGCTGCACTTTTCGGAAAATAGATCTTGAATTTGAACGCGGAGCCGTTTTCGTGCTTGCTCTCAAATTCTCCCGGATCGCCCCCGAGGCGATGGTAGGCGTCGGTGAATTCGTTCAGTCGATCTACGATCGCGCTGACTTTCCACCGCAGCTCACTTTCCTTGGCCGCGGTCTCATCCTGAAAGGCCGACAATTCGGCCTGGGCCTGATCCAGCTCGCGAGAGGCGAGCCCCGCTTCAGTTCGCAGGACTTCGATCGGTGTCGGTGCGTTCATTTTTCTCCTTTGCTTCCCCGGAGTTTGGGCCGATCAAACCGTTGATATGGTTCTCGGCCGCTAGAAGAGCGAAACCGATATCACGCGCAAAGGACTTCGACGCCGGACCGTCCAGCACTTCACCGAGATTGATTGCCTCGGAGCAATGGGCGCGAATGATGGTGAGCTGATTTTTTAACGCGCCGAGGTGAGCGGTCCGGGCTTCTCTCTCGCCTTGCTGGAGGGTCAGATTCCGGTAAAGCCAAATCCCGTGGGTCACCGATGCGAACAACGCTCCACCCAGAACGACGATCAGAATCCAAGGGTCGTGCATTGGAATTACCCGGGGGCGTTGCTGTCGGGATGCCACC